TTTCTTTTTTTGACTATCAGTTTTAGCCATTGATAGTCTTTTAAAAATTCTATCAACAAAACCCTCATCTACTCCTTTGGAAGATAAGACTTCTTTTAATTTAGTTGCTTTGATGGTTTTCATATAATATCCCTTTGTTATATTCTATAAATATGTAAAAACCCAACAAATATGTCGGGTTCTTATACTACTATTATTTTCTTGGTGTTTTTGACTTGATTTTTCTCATTTCTTTATCATGTGCCTTTTTTTCTTCTTGTTTGAATTCTATTATCTTACCGATATAGAAGTTTCTCGCCCAAACAGGCATATTGTAGACATCGGTGTGACTAAACCCACCATTTCCATGATATATGAGGTCAAAAATTTGAGAATGTAAATGCTTTCTATAATCACTCGGAAGGCCAAAAAAACCCGACATCCATAGGCAGTTGCATTTCTCTCTCTTCCCCGGTCTCCTCAGATACAAATTCAAATGTTAAATCAATATCGGGAACACTTTGGTTGATATACGCTCTGAGTGCCTTTGAATCTACTGCGAATAATTCATTGTCCACGAAATGATTGATGTCTTTTTGGTCATCTGACCCATCTACTGAAAGAATCATATTTTTCATTCTTGTAGTTAACTCTCTTGAAGTCATATCTTTTAATTTACGATTTGCCTTCTTAATTGCTTCTACTTGATGTTTAACTTTTCTTTCTTTAGATTCGGTCATCGCCATAAAGGTAACCTTTCTCTTTGAGGTTGGTAAAGTGAATTCGAACTCATTTTTATGTGGTTCTACTTGATTTTCACCCTCATAATCCTTATTTTGGAATTGAGTAAGGTCGATGTTTTCTTTTTGCTTTGTACCTGGCATAGTTGGGTCGTCAATTTCAACCTTATACTCTTTACCATACCCAAGTACTCTTGCAGCAATCATAATTGCGTTTTTATCACCTGTAACTAAATCTATGTATTTAATTGTTTCACCATCACCATTACCAACGATTAATGACTGAAATAATCTGTCTAAAACAGTTCCGTCTTTAATATATGATTGTGTGGTTAGGATATCTTCCTCTTTTGCGGTCATATACTTCATTTCAACCTTTCCACTTGATAGTGGGTTGTCTTTTGGGTATATAAGTCCTTTTGAGGGTAAATCTATAACTTCCGTAGGGAACTTATAGTCACGAACTTCTCTTTGTTCGTGGTCTTTGATAGCTTTTTGTACCATATCCTTGTCGGAAACTGGGTACTCATCTTCTAATCGTTCTTTTGCCATAATAAAACTCGTTTTATATCTTTTTTTGTTGTACTGTACTATAATATATATGTAACTGGACTATTATTAATACAAAAAGTCTCAAAATTGTTTTAATAATGAGACTTTAAGATTTTAAAATAGATTTTGGATTATCCCCAAGTATAACTACCTTCGGTTCCTGTTAGTGTAGTTACACCACATTCAAATCCATCTGGTAAATCACCATCATAGGTAATTTTTTCTCTTCCACCATAATCGAAGCCATTAATTGGGAGTCCCCAATCTTCATTTGCTTCTTTGATTGTAAAATGTGTTGCAGCTTCTTCACCATTGTCCTTGTCTTCCCAAGTACAATATGAATCATCACCAATCCACTCGACAATATTGTCTTCAATTCTTTTAACTATTAATTTTGCCATATCTTCTCTCCTTTTTGGTTAACCTTTAATAAATATGTAAATTAAATTAAAAAACCCACCTTATGGGGTGGGTTTCTTGTTTCAATTTTTATTACAATCCGTATTTAGTATTGTAGTATTGCGTAATCGTAAGTAAGTGTCATTTCTACTGTTGCTAAATCTTCTCCTGCATAATCCATGTCTGAGAAATTAGCTGATTGAATGTATGCACCTTTAAGTGTCCACTCTTCTACTTTATCACCAACAGGACCCAAACTGTTAAATGTGATATCTTTCTTATAGAAATCAGAGTATCCATCTCTACCTGTTACAGATTCATGATGTAGTCTTACCCACTCCATTACTGCTTGTGCAGCGGAAGGTACGACTGGGTCGTATAAAGTGATTGCTAAATCTTGCCACTCAGAACGACCTTTTACATATCTTCTAACATTGATATGGTCGATGGTAACTTTACCATTGTTTATTTCTGGTCTGGCTGCCGTTTTCACCAAGTATGCAGGAATTCCTTCGATGTACATGATGAACCTATTTGACATTTTAGGTTCAAAGTTGGTGAACATTATTTCATTTGGGTCTAATAATTGTGCCATTTAATTCTCCGTTTTCTCTTTCTAATAAATAGTCTTTATTTTATTTTTTATTCAGGGAACGCTGCGCCAGTTGGAAGTACATTGAAATCAAGTACTATAAACTCTGCAGTTTTCGCTGGTTGAATAAAGATTTCTCCTTTTAAGATGTTTCTATCTATAATATCGGGTGTATTGTTTGATTCGTCCATAATAACTCGGAATGCGTAAAGACCTTGTCTTTGTTGTACTGATTCTAAGTAAGGGTTAACTATACTTAGGAATCTGTTTCTTGTTGCTGCCGTATTATTTTCGAACAATAAATACCTTGAAGATGATGCGATGAACTTCTTCAATGCGATTAGTAATCTTCTTACATTAATTCTGTCAAGAGCTGAAGGTCTAGCTTGAAGTGTCTTCTGACCAAATACCGTAGCACCTTGTCCAGGGAATGTAGCGATTGGGTTAATTCTATTTTCGTATAATGTATCTCTCTCGTCATGAGTCAATCTTGACTTAACTTCGATTACATTTGATAAACCACCTCTATTTAAACCTGCGGGTGCGAACCATGGTTCAGCAACTGCGTCATTAAATGCGATAACACCTGGTAATACAACACTTGGTGGTACCCAGACTGGTTTATTTTTGTCTGTATCAAGAATCTTACACCATGGGTGATAAGTTCCGACATAGTTTGAATCGAATGAACTTAGTGAGTTAACTACTGTTGAGATTGAATCTGTGTAAGAACCTGCGTCCATTACGAAGAATGCATCTTGTCTGTCTTCACACATATCTTTTGCAAAAGTAGTTACTGAAGAGTGTAGTCTATTGATTACACCTGGTAATACTAATAGGTTCATATCATATTCATCAGGATTTGACATTGCGCTAATAGCTTTTCTCATTGCGATTGTACCACCTGCGGTTGCTGATGATAAATCCAATCCTTGCATATTACCTGCAACAATGTTTGTTCCTGTTAGTACTGTTCTGTTTGGTGCGAATCCATCGAACCCACCTTGGAATGGTACTAAGAATTTTTTATTGTCTATAAGACCATCGTTTAGTGCAATTGCTGCTCCATTAGAAGTACATTGACTTAATAAGAACTTAGTTCCAACAGTTTCAGAACTTGAGTCTGGAATTGGGTTTAAGTAGTTTAAGTTATCTGTATTTGTAAAGTCGAATGAATAACCTAAGAATGCTCTTTTGTTAAATTCATTTGCAATTGACTGGTCTGTTACATATGTAGGACTTGGTAAATTATGTCCACTATGTATAGGTGACTTAACTGCTGCGAATCCGAAAGGAACAAGACTTGCATCAAGTGCTCCACCATCCATATCACTATTTACTTCTACTCTAATGTTTACAGATGCGTTTGGATAATCCCCATTTGAAGTAACTTTACCATTGTTATCAACAGTAATATACTTGTCACCAATAACTCTTTTAATGTAGTTAGGTGAATTAGGGTCTAAGTTAAGTCCACTAAATTCTTCTATAATACTTGGTCTAACATCACTATCTTGAACAGTTTGACCAAATATAGAATTAGCAATTTTAGAAGTATCTACTCTTCGTAGGATAACACTAAATGTTCCGTACTCAGAACCAGGAACTTCATTTGCTGGTTTAATATCTCTAATACCAATTTTAAATTCGTAGTTTGTCGAAGTACCATGTGACAATGTGTGGAATCTAAATAAGTTTTTACTTGTACCTGATACATCTTGTGATATGATGAAAGGTGTTGAAGCTTCTTGGTATGCTTTTGTATAGTCAGTTTTTCTAAATGTATCAACTTCTACATTACAATTAGGGTCAGCTGCGAAAGATGACGATTGGAATGAATTGAAGTTCATATATAGGTAACCAAATTCCGAACCATTTTTAGGAGATGAACCAAGTGTTTTTCCAATGTAGTTTACTGCGCTTGGGTCTAATGATGCGGTTGCTATTGCAAGTACTGCTGACTCTGATAAACCTGTTACTGCACCCGATGCACTCATATAAAGTGCGAAGTTAGATGCCGAAACATCTGGTGTTGGTGAAGCTGCTGAACCACTCAAGTTTGTTACAAGTGACCTATCAAATGAACCTGTTGAGTTTGCAACACCACCGAAAGGTACTTTTGTAGTAGGGTGAATTACTGCTGCTACTGAACCACTAATCTTTAATACTAAAGGTTCAACAGTATAACCACTCTGTCCTAATACTCTTACGATAGTCGCAGTTCCTGCGTCTTCTAAATATGATTGTGCAGTATAAGGTAGGTATGAATCTTCTGTCAAACCACCAAATACTTGTTGAAATTCTTGAAAGGACTCTACCTGTGTTGGTACGAATGCAGGCCCCTTTATACTTTGTCCTATAAGTGCCGCACCTATCTCTCCTATACCTTGTGGTAAGAATGAGAGGTCTTTTTCTCTTGTGAATACACCTGGACTAACAATTCTTTCTGCCATTATTTTCTCCTAAATTAAATCTTTGGGTTTACCTTTATATAAATACTCCAAAAATTTCCAAAACGAATACTTATTTGTTAGGTGTGAAAGTATTTGTAGCCACATCGTAAGTTCCCTCACCATATTTAGCTCTCAACTCCACACTTAATTCTCTTTCCTCGTTGGATAATTCTCTGTAAGATTCCATCAAAGTGTTCTTTTCAAGTTTCATTTCATTGAATTGGGCTTCCATGTTTTGAATACCAATTTCAATCTCACCTAACCTTGATGTAATTGATAGAGTTTTACTTTGAATTTCCGTAATTTTTTTAACTTCTTCTTCCGAAAAACTTTTTATTTCTTTTTCTGCCATAACATATTAATTTTATTTACTACACTTATAAATATGGAAAAATTATTCATTACCACTCTTTTTAGAGATTTTAATGCCAGAAAGACTTGGGTCTTCTGAAAATGAAACTTTTCCAATCGATACTGTTCGTTTAGTATTGTTGTTTAGTCCGACATATTCTGGAACGATATAAGCCTTAGTTACTAAAGATATTGTTGCTTTAGTAATTCTATCTTGACCCATCTCGGACATTGTTTCAAATGAGTAAGAATCACCTTTTATTACAAACTTATATCTTTCACCAAAAGAACGACCTTGGAAAAATACAATTTGCTCTACAACTTTGTTAACTTGTTCCATATAGTCACACCAAACTATCACTTCATATTGTAAATCAACATAATCAGGTCTTTCAACTGACATAAATTCTTTCTTTGGATTTTCTCCTGTCAGTATTGCAAATTGGTCGTACTTATTAAGTTTATTGTACTTTCTTTCAAAGAACTGATGTGTATCTTCGTTTTGTGCAACTTTTAATTTTGCTAAATCGGTGTTTACTGATAGATTATCTCTTTTAAAAACAATAACGGGAGTTAACATCATTCCGTTTTCGTCTCTCATAAACCCATCTCGTTGTGCACTTGCCCACTTTTCAGGTGATGCATACATTACAGGAACAGGATAAAATCTTCCATCATCCTCAACAGTTGGTCTTACATCCTTTTCTAAAAAGTTTTTAAATGCAGAATCGATATCGTAAATACCAACACTTACATTTTTTACATTATCCTTATCCCTTCTATACTGCTTTGCTTTATTTAATATAGGGTCAGGTGATGTAGAAGATTGTGTTTGTATAATCTGAGGTTTCGAATTGTCTGTATTTCTGTATTTAGTTGCCATCGTTTATAGTCCCATTGGTACTTCGTTATCATTTTGGTTTGAATTACCGAATCTTGTTTCTACTAATTTAATACTTGTTTGTCTTGTAACATGACTATCACATATAATAGATACATTTAAACCTTGAGCATCACCACCATCCCAATACTGAGGATTCTTTCCTGCAAAGTATTGATATGAGTATGATGCGTCTATTAGATGATATTCATTATTCCATTGTACAATATCACCAACTGCAGGTACTAAATCTTTTTCTTTTAATGTATCTCTTAAAAACTTAAACTGAACTTCACGAGAATATGATTGTCCAAACTCATCAGATATTTGTGCTGCTTGATTTCTTTCTACTAAACATGGTATTTTTATTGGATTGTGAAATACTTTATTGTCACCCTCACCATATAAATTAGATTTGGTTTCAGTAATCGCAACCATATAGTAATACACTTCTGTATCAATTATATCATTAATGAGTTCTTTGTTCAATTTATTAAACAAACTCATATCTCTTTGTCCACCGAACAATGCCATAAATTACCCTATAAAAATTGGTCTTGGTACTCTGTTTAAAGTTTCCTCTAAGTATTCAGACTCTTCTTTTTTTGCTTCCATTAATGCTCTACGAGAAGTTGATTCTAACATTTCTTTCAAGTCAGTTAACAAAGTTTCTTTTTCAGCCGAAGCTTCATTTCTTAAATCAGACCCATCAAGTGTTACATCTGCACCTGGTATAGGAATAGAACTAAATTTAGCTCTGATAGCACCTAACATTTCTTTTGCTAATGCCAATGCGTATCGTGCAATCCATTGTTTACCTGCACTATTGATATTAGTATATGTTAATCTTCCAAATGGTGCGTTTGATAAATCACTTACAACATTTGAATTTGCAATTGGTGATTTACTTTCGCTTTCTAATGTATAATCGAAATATACTTTTGCACCTGTGTCTTTTCCTTGAGGGAATGGATATAATCTAATTCGTTGTCCATCTACATGGAATCCATATGATGATTTTCTAATATAATCATTAAATTCAATTGCTTGTAATCTTAATAAGTCATCAAACATTGGTTGCATCATGAATGAAACACCTGGCGAGTAATTACCCCATCCAAAAGTTTCTAACATTTGCTGAGAACCTAATCCTGTTCCGATGAATGGGTCAAAGTATCTTATGATTGCTGGTGGTTGTGTATGGAATACTCGTCTAAGTACGATACCATCATTTACTGAACCATTTTCTAAGTTCACCACATTTGCATCAGATAAATCATAAATTTGTTTACCTGCCACCATTTCAAAAGAACCTGTATATACTGTTACTCGTCCACCACTTAATGCTTCAGTACCATAATCTTTTGCTATACTAACCATACCATTTAGATTTGGTGCAATCTCAGTATCAGACAAATCAGTACCTAAAGCAGTACCTTGTATTGACAACATATTTTCTTTTGCTCTGTATTGATTTACTTGTGAAGAGTATTCGTTAGCTGCTTCTTCAAGACAAGTAAAAAAGTTTATATCTTGCAACTCGACATCTACGATTGGGTATCCCAATCTCTTCGCACACCATTCTGCTACTTTCGGAGCGTCATTCTGAAATTGAGTATCAGAATCAAAGAATCCGAAAGGAGTTGATGAACCACTTGAAAATGAACCTGAACCAGGCCATATTGGAATGTTTACTGCCATTTAATTCTCCTCTATGTATATAAATATGGAAATAATTAGCTTTCCCTATTTTCCATGAACGAAACTACAATATAACGAGTACCTTTAGTGGTTGCACGCGCTCCATGCTTATGAGTTATATTGCCAGGATGTAATGTTGCGTAACCAATTGGATTTTTTACTAACTTCTTTTGTCTTCTGAACCAAGTACCACCACCTTCGTATTCATCTAAATCTGATAGTTGTACTAAACAAGTAATATCTGCCCTATCGTGATGTATTCCCAAGTGTCCTTGTGCAGTTGGTATATATTTTGCTAAAAAGTTTTCGGAACTCATACTATCCCATCCTTTACCTTCTAACGCCCATAAATATACTGCAACTTGCATAACATAGTCTTTCAATACATCATTATATATCTCGTCCATTCCAATTTCTGTTATCAACATATCAGTTGTTGGGTAATTTTCATGTCGGTCAAAAGTCCATCTATTAGAATGTTCGGCTTCTTCTCTAATCATTTTACAAAATTCTTCAGTAAATAAAGGAAATTGAAAACAACTATCAAATGGTTCGTCTACTATCAAATCCCATTCCTTTGTACGAGCTGAATATGATATGAATTTTTTTGTCCACTCATCTTTGTTGTCCCAATATGTGTATAGTTCTGGATGAAGTTTTTCAAATCCAAAATCTTCTGGCGGAGTAAATCCTCTTGCCTCATCTGGTAACTTATCATTCACCAAATTATACCACTCTACATATCTGTCACTCCAATTTTGTTTTCTTGCAAATTGTTCAGCACTATCTAACAACTTCTTGTGTTCTTTTACTTGTTGACTTGAAAAAGCAAATGCTGCGATAAATGTATATCGCATAAGGCCTGTATTTTTATTTTCCCATTTGTAGTTATCAGGGGAACTATCATCAAATGGAGTTTCACCTGACTCATGAGTATGTGAACTTATTAATGTACTTTTATTATCGAGTAAGTGTTTTAAATTACCTGTATCAGATGATAGAAGTTTAACTCGACCCATCATCATTTCAAGAGCAGTTATACAATATGTTTCAGGATACTGAGATGGGTAAATCCACCACTCAGAAGATTTAATTTGTTTGTATAACTCAGATGGATTTAGTGAACCTAAATAATGTACATCAAAGTCTCTTTCATAAGTTGGGTAATCTTTTTTTATTCGTTCTAAAGTGTCCCAATCATTAGTATAAGGTGGTGATGCAACCCACAAAGTTAAATTAGGATTAATGTTTTTTAAATCATCCCAAATATTTAACAGATTCCACAATCCTCTATCAGGTCCAGATGTGTAAATTACTTTGTCTTTAAATTTTTCTTGTTGGATGGAATCAAAGTCGGATGGGTTTATAGCATTTCCTATAACTTTAACCTTTTCAGAGTTTAAATTATATTTTTTCACTAATTGACCCTTTTGCCACTCTGATACTGCGATTATATTTGTTAATTTAGGATGGTTTAGATAATCTACTCCATCATTTGGAAGAGTCTCACCATTATACCATGAATAGAACTCTAAATTATGTATCCAAAAGTAAGAACTATCGAATGTTATATTTTTATCTTCTAAAACTTTAAAGTAATGAATGTAATTTGATGCAATAACAACATCAAAGTGTTGATTGTTATCAATACTGTCATAATCAATAAATTTTAGATTATTTGTTTGACTATTTGAAACTTCACCTGTAATTATTACCTCGTGACCTTTCTTTTCAAACTCTTTAGCTAAGTTAATGACGCAATATTCAGAACCACCCATACCTTTTTGTTTTAGTATGGTGTCATTAATTGGTTCGTTTTGATATCCTACTGTAAATAAAACTCTCATATCTATTCTACTATATAATTAACAAATTCTTCGTTTTTACCATATCTGTCATAATCTCTATAACTGATATCTTTTATTGAATGGTTTTTTTCATAATCCCACATCCAATCTTCTTTTCCTAATTCCTCAAATCTATCCTTTATTTGAGTATCATAATAATCTCTAATTAACCTTGCTCTTCGGTTAATATCAACTCTATTGTTGTCAACAGTAGAGTCTCCATTATTATATTGTACATATAACATTTTTTTAAGATGAATAAATTTAGTTTCTAAAAATGTTTTAATAATTAATTCTAAATCATCTGCGACTGAAATATTTCTATTGTGTCCTCTGATTTTATGATACACATCTCGATTCCAAACTCTACAATGGTTTGGCATCCCAATATTAAATCTAATTGTTTTTGGATTTATTTCAGGATAATGATGTACTAACCACTCTTTATCATCAATCTCTTGCCAAGTATGACCTGCGTAACCCCATACAAATCCATTCTCAGAATGACCATACCAATCATCACCTATGTAACCATATATTCTCGGTGAATTATCCTTTTCAACTTCAGTTACATCTGTATAAATAAATCCAGCATCTGTATGTTTCTTACTTGCATCAAGAACATCTTCTAAACAAGTTGATATTAACCAATCATCGTGGTCTAATTCAAATAACCACTCACCATTACATAACATTGCCGCTCTATGTTTAGCCTCACCAACATTTCCACCTGATATTGGTGATATTCTATATGGTTTTACCCTATAATCTAATTTAGCTATATGATTTATCATTTGCCAAGTTAAATGATGGTCTTCTGGTGAATCATCTACCACAACCCACTCCCAATTGTGATATGTTTGTTCTAATAGAGATTTGTATGTTCTAAATATTCTATTTTCAGTTTTATATGTTGGAGTGAATACTGATAATAGTGGTGAATCTTCATTACTATAAACTCTATTTGATTCACATGACCAAAAAGTTGACTGACAAACTACATCATTCGCTATTACATTATCAGGATAAATTTCTTCTGCATTAACTATCTTAGATTTTACAATATCATCGGTTACATTTTGTAATTCCGATGGAATTTCACCTATTACATAAATAATATCAGCTTTATGTTTGGATAAATGTGATTTCCAATTTTTAGCATCTCTGTATGAATAAATTACAACATTTTCGAATAAATCTTCTTCGTGATAGATGTCGGATGTTAATTCGTATTTACCAAATCGTTTCCAACCATATACTAATGCCGTTGGTAAAGTAGTCTTTTGCATATCTTATCTGTAAGGTTCACCACCAACCCATAAAACAAATGATTTTCGTATACCACTTGTTACGGGAGTTACTCTATGTAAATAAAATGAAGGAAATATAATCGCTGCTCCTTTTTTAGAAGGTGCAGTCAATTCTTTTCCAATATTAAATTGTAAGTCACCACCTTCGTATTCATTTGAATCTGAAAGTTGTACTGTTACTGATATTTTTCTTTGATTTTGTATCTCTATACCACAATCCATATGCCAATCATACCCACCTTCTTGACTTCCATAATATTCAGTATATTGAATTGATTCATTCATAGTAGATAAATCAAACTTCCACATTTTTTGATTTGATTCTACAATCATATTGTGAAGTTTTTCATAAACCCATCCCCATTCTTGATTTTGAGGACACCATTTTACTCTTGATTTTCTATAATCTGATTTTTTTGATGATTCACCTTCACCTGTTGCTGCATCTTCAAATGGAAGGAGTTTGGTCATTTGTTCTATTTGACTTAATTCAGTTGAATCAAACCCATCTGCGAACCAATAATAATCTGTGAAATTTACATCCCATCTATGAGGGTTTCTATCGAATCCAAAATTTGCTCTCATAACTTTTTTAATGTTTGTATATAAATATGAAAAATAATTTAGTAAAAGCTACCACTATGTACAGACCTTATGATATAGACATCATCACCTGAAGACCATCCATTTGGTTTAAATGTTAGTATACCACCTTGAACTTCAAAATATCCTAAACCACTCATCGAAGCCCCTTGAGCACCAATTACACCTTTTACACCTTGAACACCCGTATTACCTTTAACGCCAGTACGACCACCTGAGCCAGTTGCACCTTTATTACCTGCATTACCTTGAGCACCTTGAACACCACCACCACCTGTTGTACCTTTAGAACCTTTATCGCCTGAATTACCTGTTTTACCTTTTAGACCTTGTAAACCTACTGCGCCTGTATTACCTTTATCACCTGCGAGGCCTGTATTCCCTTTAATACCCGTTCTACCGCCAGAGCCAGTTGCACCTTTATTACCTGCATCACCTTGAGCTCCAACTGCACCTTGGTTTCCTGTATTACCTTTAGAACCCTTATCGCCTGCATCACCTTGAGCTCCAACTGCACCTTGTAAGCCCGTTGCACCCGTATTACCTTTATCACCTGCTACGCCTGTATTACCTTTTACACCAGTACGACCACTTGAACCAGTTGCACCTTTATTACCTGCATCACCTTGAGCTCCAACTGCACCTTGATTACCTTGGTTACCTTTTGCACCTTTATTACCTGCGAGGCCGGTATTACCTTTATTTCCTTTAACACCTTGGTTACCAGTATTTCCTTTATTACCTGCATCACCTTGAGGACCTGTTGCACCTTTTACACCTGTTCTACCACCTGAGCCAGTAACACCTTTATTACCTGCAGCACCTTGAGCACCAAGTAGACCTTGATTACCAGTATTTCCTTTAGAACCCTTATCGCCTGAGTTACCTGTTTTACCTTTTAGACCTTGTAAACCTACTGCGCCTGTATTACCTTTGTTTCCGGCAACACCCGTATTACCTTTTACACCTGTTCTACCACCTGAGCCAGTAGCACCTTTATTACCTGCATTACCCTTAGTACCTTTATCACCTTGGTTACCAGTATCTCCTTTAGCACCTTTATCACCTGCGAGGCCTGTATTACCTTTTAGACCTTGTAAACCTACTGCGCCTGTATTACCTTTGTTACCTGCATCGCCAGTATTACCTTTTACACCTGTTCTACCAGTTGAGCCAGTAGCACCTTTATTACCTGCATCACCTTGAGCTCCAATTGCACCTTGTAAACCTACTGCGCCAGTATTTCCTTTAGAACCTTTATCGCCCGAATTACCTTTTGCACCTTTTAGACCTTGTAAGCCCGTTGCACCCGTATTACCTTTATTACCTGCGAGGCCTGTATTCCCTTTAATACCCGTTCTACCACCTGAGCCAGTAGAACCCTTATTACCTGCGAGGCCTGTATTTCCTTTAACACCTTGGTTACCAGTATTTCCTTTACTACCCTTATTACCTGCATCACCTTGAGCTCCAACTGCACCTTGTCGACCTACTGCGCCTGTATTACCTTTGTTACCTGCTACGCCCGTATTACCCTTAACGCCTGTTCTACCAGTTGAGCCCGTACCACCTTTATTACCCGTATTTCCTTTTGCACCTGTTAGTCCTGTATCACCAGTATTTCCCTTAGCACCTTTATTACCTGCGAGGCCTGTATTTCCTTTATTTCCTTTAGCACCTTGATTACCTTGATTACCTTTAGCACCTGCGAGGCCTGTATTTCCTTTTGCACCTGTTGCACCTGCCGAACCTGCAGCACCTTTATTACCTGCGAGGCCTGTATTTCCTTTTACACCTTGGTTTCCTGTATTACCTTTAGAACCTTTATCGCCTGAATTACCTGTTTTACCTTTTAGACCTTGTAAGCCCGTTGCACCCGTATTACCTTTATTACCTGCGAGGCCTGTATTCCCTTTTACACCTGTTCTACCACCTGAGCCAGTAACACCTTTATTACCTGCAGCACCTTGGTTACCCTTAACACCTTGATTACCAGTATTTCCTTTAGCACCTTTATTACCTGCGAGGCCGGTATTACCTTTATTTCCCTTTGCACCTTGGTTTCCTGTATTACCTTTAGCACCTGCAACACCCGTATTACCCTTAACGCCTGTTCTACCAGTTGAGCCAGTAGAACCTTTATTACCTGTATTACCTTTGTTACCCTTAGCACCTTGGTCACCTGCCGAGCCAGTATTACCTTTTGCACCTTTATTGCCCGAATTACCTTTTGTACCTTTTAGACCTTGTCGACCTGTGTTTCCTGTTGACCCTTTGTTTCCTGCAGAACCCGTATTACCCTTAACGCCTGTTCTACCACCTGAGCCAGTAGAACCTTTATTACCTTGAGCACCTTGGTTACCCTTAGCACCTTGTAGACCTGTATTTCCTTTAGCACCAGTTTCACCTGCGAGGCCTGTATTTCCCTTTGAACCTTGATTACCAGTATTTCCTTTAGCACCTTTATTACCTGCGAGGCCTGTATTTCCTTTTGCGCCTGTTCTACCACCTGAGCCAGTAGAACCTTTATTTCCTGCGAGGCCTGTATTTCCTTTTGAACCTTGTCGACCTGTATTACCTGTTGAACCTTTATTACCTGCGAGGCCTGTATTTCCTTTAGCACCTTGTAGACCCGTATTTCCTTTAGCACCTTGGTTACCTGCGAGGCCTGTATTACCCTTTACACCTGTTCTACCAGTTGAGCCAGTAGAACCTTTATTTCCTGCGAGGCCTGTATTTCCTTTAGCACCTTGATTACCAGTATTTCCTTTTGAACCTTTTGCACCTGCGAGGCCTGTATTTCCTTTTACACCTTGGTTTCCTGTATTACCTTTTGACCCTTTTGCACCTGCGAGGCCTGTATTTCCTTTTGCGCCTGTTCTACCACCTGAGCCAGTAGAACCTTTATTACCTGCGAGGCCTGTATTTCCTTTAACTCCTTGTGCTCCTGTTGCACCTTGTGAACCAGTTGCACCTGTATTTCCTTTTACACCTTGTCGACCTGTATTACCTGTTGAACCTTTATTACCTGCATTACCCTTTAAACCTGTTGGACCTTGAGGGCCAGTTGCGAAACCGAGTCCAGCTATACCTGTATTACCCTTTAAACCTGTTGGACCTTGAGGGCCTGTTGCAGCTGATGCACCTGTAGCTCCCTTTGCACCCTGTCCTCCAGAAGAAGCATTTGAACCTGCATCACCTGCAGCTCCTTTTGCACCTTGAGGACCTGTGGAACTATCTGAATCGGAACAATTATTACAAGATG